GAAGTTGTAAACACTAATATATTCACCGGCTCTTGAAAGATACTTCGGATTCATATTGTCAAGTAGTCTTCTACCTTGATAGTAATAAATCTTTCCGTTGTTGTCAAAGAAAGGAATGATTAATCTGTTCCGATACATTCCACCAGTTGCTACAAAGAACTTTGTCCAAATATCTTCTGGTATCCCACGACTCTCGCAGAGTTCAACGGCTTTCTGAAACAAATGATTTGTTCCTTTCAGAATAGGTACAAAGTATTTTGTGTGTTCCTTTTCTGGATTCTTCTTTCGGACTTTTGGATTTGCAATCTTTGGTAATGGTTTTGGTTTTGTATTCTTTGTTCGTAATATTTCGCTGTAATAGTCTCTGTAATATGCTGGATAAAATTCTTTGAGCCAAGCACCAACAGGTTTTTTGTAATAGCAATTGTGACAGAAATACATCCAGGGTTTTCTCTTCTTTAGAATGTAACCCCTTTTCTTTGACTTGTTCTTTTGAGAGTCACCACAAATCGGACAACGAAAATTATAGTAATCGAATCCCTCGGTTACATTATTACCCAATGTTGCCATTATGAGGCGAATCTGCCTCTCAAGAGCTATGTCATTGTCAAAATCATTAAAGCTCATTTTTTCCTTCAAAAAATATGGGGAGACACGCTCCCCATATTTCAGTACAAACATTTCAAAGAATTCTTATTATTCGGCGTCTTCTTCTTGAAGCTCCTTGAAGAACTCATCATCGTTTCCTTCAAATACTGTTCCCTCAGCAACCTTAGTTGGTTCCTCATTTACATTATGAGTTGATTCGGTATGTGTTTGGGAAGTCGTGGGAGCCGAAGTTCCCTTGATACCGACAACACGGTTGAACCTTGATTCAAGATCAGCATAAGGTTTGAATGATGACTCAGCAACGAATTCTGTCAAACCATAAAGACTGTTATGAACCTTTTCAATCTCTGCGTCTGTTCCAAGAGAAGAAGGAGCATCAAACTGACAAGTATCATAGTTAGGCATCTTTAACGCACCAACCTGAATCTTCTTTATGATGAGTTTGAAATCGGCACCATCATAATAGTCAAATACCATTACTGGTTCATCAATCGAATCTTCACCTGGTTGAATCTTCTCCATAATTTTATCATGGACTTTCTTTCCGTACTTGTAAAGGAAAACTTTACCTTCATTTTCTGGATTAGCTGGGTCTTTGATAACCAAAATGTTGGAGTAATAATTCTGCTTTCTTTTTCTCTTACGAGCAGTATCAGGATCAGTATCCCAAATTGCTGAGTTCGCTTTACAAGCAGGACATTCATTCTTGAGAGTCGTTGGACAATTCTCGATATACCAACCACCAGGACCTTTGATTGAATGACTGTACACACTTACAAAAGGTACATCAGTATCTGGAGATGGAAGAAAACGAATGATAGCTTGGGCAGTTCCATTGTCGTTAAATTGTGGGTAATAAACTCTTTCGTCCTTGTAAGAGTTTCCACCTTTCTTTGTTGCCTGGTCTTTAATCTTGTTCATCGCGGCAGACCAGTCTGTTCCAAATTTTCTCTTGTTCATTGCACAACCTCCTTAAGGATGTTTTTTATTTTTAATGAGATTCTTATGAATCTTTCATAATCTTCACTATAATAAATTATATCGTTTTCTTTGAGTTTTGTCAAGCAGTTTTCGTGATTTCTTATGAAAAAAGTTGGAGAAAGTTTCTCTTTCATTGTAAGCGTATAAGCTATATTCGTTCCATCTTCTTTCATTGAAAAGTAATCACAAATTCCTTTCTTGAAACCTAACTCTGTATGGATGCTTTTTAACAACTTCAAGTCTTCTTTCCGACGTTTTTCTGTAAACAATTTCATAGTTTCCAGAATATGCTCTGGTTTTATTTTGTACAAGTTGACTCTCTTCTCACCCATCAAATATCTGTAAAACAGAAACAGAGCAAGTTCTTGGAGAGAATAATATCCATTCTCAATATCGTTGTACATTCTCTTGGCATTATCAGCATAGTATTTGGAAGACTTTTGAAATCTGATTCCGTGAGACTTTTTGTAAACAGGAATATCTTTTCCAGTCTTTACAAAATCTTCTATGTTACGAATGACAGAGAAAACTAAAAGAGTTGTATTTTTCATCCTAATATTTCATCCAAATTTGTTTCTTCTAATTTTATATGGAACTTTGCAGCTAATTCTTTCTTCAACTCAAAATTAGTTTCACCGTCAAAGACAGATAGTATTTTTTTGAACTTAGCAAACTGTTCTTCAAAAAACATTATCATTTCAGTCAACGTAATATTTGTTTCTTTCTTAGCTCGTCTTATCAAAAGATTAAATCTACTTTGCTCAGTGGCACTTAACTTTGTACCATCAAGAATATTCTTAATCTTCTCAATGTCATATCCGTTAACTTCTAACCATTTGTAAAACTCTAATCTCAAAATTTCTGATATGACTTCAACTTCATTTGATTTGTTCCTAATAGTTAAATCACTATCAAGTGTTACTATTTCATTTTTGGACATTTAAACTCCTTATTCAAAATCAATCATTTTTCCGTACTTATCACCAGTATCTTTCTTCAATATATTCTTTACATCTGTTATAGTATCGTCAACTTTCTTCTTTTTATCCTTATCACTTGGTGGAATATTTTTGGTTATAGAAGAAGCCGTATTATCCATAATAGAATCTTCATCCTCATATACACGCATCTTGTAATAGTCAACGTTTACCGTCATCTTCTTCTTATTCAATCCATATCTATTTTTGAGGATAATCCAAATGTACTTTCCCATCTTCCTCATTTCTTCGGATTGTGTAACACCAATAATGATATCAGCAGTAGCGGCTGTTCCTATTGAATCAGAAATATCTGTCAAGTCAATCTCAGCATCTCCAAATCCACCGCGATTAGTCTGAACAGCCGATACTATTGGAAGACATAATTCAACAGCAAGTGCTCTAACCTCTTCTGAAATCCTCTTGACTTCAAGGTATGAGTTATCACCCTTGTTCCTAGAGATTGGGTTCATAATACCAAGATAGTCAATGTAAATGATATCTGGTACAAACTTCTTACGAACCTTCAATTCCTTTACAAGATTTCTAATATGGTTAGCACTAATAGCTCTTGGTGGATATTCTTTGATAACTAATTTGTTGTTGACTTGCTTTCTTATTTTCTCAAACTTCTCATGGAATTTGTTTCTTGGAAGAAGTTTCAAATCTTCTGTAGCAATATCAAACATATTTGCCATGACTCTTTCAGATATTTTGTCTTCTGACATTTCACAAGTCACATACAAAACATTCTTGTTTTTAAGAATAGTATCAACCGCACCAGATGCCATGATAAGAGATTTACCAAGATTAGTTTCTGCCATATACAATGTCAAAGACTTCTCATGGTAACCACCTTCAATGACTTTATTCAATGTACTTATACCAGTTTGGATGACTCTATCCTTATTGTGAAGATGATTATACAATCTTTCTTCTTCTTCAAGGAAATCCAATCCAACCTTTGTATCAAAACTGAATGCTATTGCTTCTCTCAATTCGTCTGGTGCTTGTTTGAGTTCCTCACTCTTACCGTTTGCTAGATTCATTGCAATGTCTACGTTGACATTGTGAATTAACTTCTCACGAACGAACTCTTCAATTTCCTCCAATAAAAATTCAGTTTGATATTCTGATACATCCATATCCATAATTTCTAATAGTCTATTATAAACATCTTCTTTATCAAGTTCTAAACGCATCTCTGAGACTGTTGGGAACTTTTCAAATCTTTCGTTCATAGACAACATTGTCTTGACTAATTGAAGATTCTTTTGATCTTCAAAGATTTCTGGTACGAGAAAAGGAACTGCCTTTTCCCGCACCTCTTCGATTGTGAACAAAAATTTGATTAGTACCTTTTCAAAAAATATGGCATCCATTAATTAGCCCTCTTTTTAGTTGACTTTTTTATAGATTCGTTCATAATATTCAATCCATCTGTTTCAGTTGAAATATCCAAAGAATTACTATGAGTATATTTTTTTTCTAACCAAGATTTAAAATCTGTATCCTTGAAAACTGGCAACCAAAAGTCCGAATTGTATATTTCTGTTTCTCGGTGTTTCTTATCATCAGCAACACATGGTCTTGAATAATAACCAACAGTTGGTCTTTCAACAACACCACATTCAACCGCATCATCTAAGATTCCATAGAAGATATCAAGTCCACCGTCGACTTTTATTCTGAACTTCAATTTGGAATATTGCTTAGACCATCTTGATTTGTGAGTCTCTGCTGTAATAATAAATCCTATGATTGTTGGATCACTTGCTGATTTCTTTTCCTTGGCACGACTTCTTCCAAGAACTATTGCCTCACTGTTGAACTCAATCTTTCTTCCACCAGGAATTTTGATTGTATCTCCCATTCCACCAACATTGTCATAAACGTGATTGACAACAAAGAATGTTGCTTTGGTGTTGAGCATGATATTGGCAAGATTGTTTTTCTTCTTTGGGATTGTAAAGTCGGCTTTATCGTTTCCTTCAAGAGCATTATCAAGAGTCTTAGCAGTAACCAATGCTCCAAATGAATCTAGAACAAAAAGAATATTCTTCCTTTCTTCTCTTTCGACTGCATTACAGATTGTCATTATAATACCAGTCACTTCTTCAATACTGTTTTCTTGAAGAACAACAAGTTTCTCTGGACTAATATCAATACCAATAGACTGAGCAAAATGGAAACTAAATGCTCTTTCAGTATCAATAATACAAATTTGCATTCCTTTCTTCTGGGCATTCTTTACAAGACCATAAGCCACGAAAGATTTACCAAGCATTGATGATGCGGCTATTTGTGTGATACGTCCTATTGGAATCCCACCATCGACTCTTCCACTAAACAATAGATTTAGTGCTATTACATTTGTAGACAAAAATTCTGTCTGTTCATCTTCCTTAAAAAGATAAGAGGACAGTGCTGGACTGTCCTTTGTAGCCTTATCTTTTAAAATAATATCATATAAGCTTTTCATGTAAAAAATCCTCCTTTGGATATAGAATACACTCTAATAAATGATAACATATTCTTATCAATTTGTCAATCTAAAATTGGATGAATTCGGATAAAGTATTCTCATCTATTTCAATTTGACCCCATCCCAATACATCAAAGAATCTCTGAATGGCTCTTTGGAATACTTTCTGCCATTGTTCCTCTATATCCACATAGAAAAGATCATCAAACTCTTTTGGCCATTCATTGATGAAACCAATGATGTTCTGACCCAATTCATTCTTATGCTTAGACACATAGATGTATTTCATCTTAGTTCCGTTATCAACTTCCATCAAAGGTAGATTATGCTTTGCTACAATGTAGTTGTAGTTCATTGCCGCTCTAACGTGAATTGGTAAGTGACTTGGATAGTTGATGTTTTTCTGTTCAATGTATTTCTCAACTGGTTCAGCATATTTCTGATAATCTTTAATACCAGTTGGGTTGGCAATATCAGATGGATGTGCTTCCAAGAACTCTTCATGGATGGCTCTAAGTTTAGTCATAACAGCAAGTCTATCCTTACCTCTCACATTAAATATTTGTGTAAGAACTCCCATAATTCTATCACGACTAAACTTAGGAGTATCAGTTCTCACAACCTCAATTCCAGTTATAGAGATTTTTGGCTTGTCAAGATACAACTTGTCTTCATTTGCTATGACTTCATCGGCGTATTTCTTCTTACCCAAGATGAACTTTTGTGTGATAATCTTTTCTCTCTTGAACTCAATCATTTGAGGAACATCATATTTCTTGGCATAGATATTGAGAATTTTATCAAAGAAAGGATTGAAGAAATTCTTTTCAATATGAGTTTCCCAATCATAAAATTCCTTATTGGTTTTAAAATCAAGTCCCATATTCTCAACAATCTCTTCCAAGCAAACATAGTTGGAGTCAGTATCAATCAGAATGACAACATCCTTTTCCAATGGTTTCCACTCACCTTTGTATTCAGGAAACAATTTTGGTCCGATATTATGCCAGTTCTGTTTCATATAAGAGTTCAATGTATTTGAAAGGTATCTAATCAAATCTTGTCCACTCAATGTAACAGCGATTGCGTTGCTAACATTGTAGAAGTTGAAATAAGGATTACCAAG